GTAACTCTAGATAAACTAGAAGCCAATCTACCCGATTGACTAATACATAATTATCTGATATAATACAAACAATCCAATAATACAAAAATACGGAGAATACTAAATGTCATTTGCTGCATTAAAAAAACAATCCCGCTCAGGTTCTCTAACCGAAAGGTTAATGAAGAAAGTTGAGAAACTTAATGAGAAGGGTAACAATACTGATGAACGTCTTTGGAAACCAGCTGTAGATAAAGCAGGTAACGGATACGCAGTTATTCGATTCCTCCCTGCACATGCTAATTGTGAATTGCCATGGACTCAAGTTTGGAGTCACGCTTTCCAAGGACCAGGCGGTTGGTATATTGAGAATAGTCTAACTACACTCGGTAAAGATGATCCTGTAGGAGAACTCAACAGAAGTCTCTGGAACAGTGGTCGTGAATCAGACAAAGATATTGCTCGTAAGCAAAAGCGTAAGCTTTCTTACTATGCAAATGTCTATGTTGTAAAAGATTCAAGTAATCCTGAGAACGAAGGACAAGTCAAACTATACAAGTTTGGTAAGAAGATCTTTGACAAGATTACTGCTGCAATGCAACCTGAGTTTGACGATGAAGAAGCAATCAACCCATTCGATTTCTGGAAGGGTGCTAACTTCAAGTTGAAGATCAAACAGGTTGCTGGATTCTGGAACTATGATAGTTCAGAATTTTCAAAGTCTGAAGCACTTTTAGATGATGATGATAAACTAGAAGAGATCTACAACAAGATCTATGATCTAAGTGAGTTTACTGCTGCTGATCAGTTCAAAACTTATGATGAACTCAAAGCACGTTTGGACTCTGTTCTTGCAAGAAAGGCAGTTGTAGCTCCTACTCAATCTATTGATGAGGAACTAGAAGATCTTAGTGAAGGTTTAAATCGACCATCATCTGCTGAATTAGATGAGATATCTAATCTCTCTGCTGCTGCAACAGCATCAACAGATGAAGACGAGGATGACGCACTGAGTTATTTTCAGAAACTCGCTGAAGAGTAAACAATAAGAAAGGGGTCTTACGACCCCTTTTTTTTAGCCTCCCCTTAGTCTGGGGTTATCTGATGTCTTAAGTCTCTTACTTACGAATTGAGAAGATCGTTTATAATTCATTGCTTTCTGCATATCTGACACAACTGAGTTTAGATATACTGGTCTTACAACTTTAATTTTTCTCTTCGATTCATTTATATCCAATTCATACATGTAATTTGATACTGGAAAGACATTTTGATGAGTTATAATATCACCATTGGCATCTCTTGCAGTTCCAGATTTATCAACACTTGCTATGGGATTCAAAGCTCCACCATATGAGACGGTTGTTTGTCTTACTTGGTTTCTTTCCATATATCTTACACTAAAGTTAGAGTCTACCACTAATCCAGGCGGAACCACCAATCTTCCATGATCATCTGAGAAACCCTTAGTTTCATAGTGATGTATCTTTTCTAACTCTTTATCGCTACCATACTTATCTAAAAGATAATTTCTAAAATCATTTTCTGTAAGAGGCCACTGATCTCTTATTCTTGTAATGTTATTTGCTATCAATACAACCCAATCGAACCTTGGATCTCCATATAATTTTTGTGCAACTTGCTCAGGTCTTCCGTCACCTACGATACTGTAATCATCAAAAGCGGTGACAACGGACAACATATCTTCACGAATCTTTGCTCTCTTAAAAATATTCTTAACTCTTATGAACTCATCATTAGAGTTTCTATCGGGAGATCTAGAAACGTAGTTTATTTCTGGTAGATAAGAAAAGTATCCTTGCATTTTAGTATCCTACGTCAGCTGAATAAGGTGTATCTTGTCTAATAACACTTATAGGCATTAGATCACCCATTGGGTTATTTGTTTCATCGAACCTTCTCTTTTCAATTATATCATCGCTATAATCTGTATTGTAGATAGGTTCTAATTCATTAAACTTAAGTGACATCTGTACAGAAACAGGCATACCACCTTCATATGCCATCCACATTCCCTCTGGGGTGTAGTTGATGTTGATGTCTGTCAAAGCACATGGTTTGAATTTATTAACACCAAGAATGTTTCTATTACCAGCAGTGAGATATCTTAGTCTGAATATGTTTGGAGTTCCTAAGAAGTAACTAGGACCACCAGCTCTACCAGTATTACCAGCATCTGCACCAGATTCTCCTGATGCTAACTTAGATAATTTTCTAGGAGCAGACCATTGTTTCAATGCACGAAGAATCATTCTTACATTTCCCGCCTCTCTTCTATCTCTTGGACTCATCACCCATGAGAACTCAAAACTTCTTAGAGACACACCAGCAAACATTAGTTCTGTATTTGCGTTTGCAATTACACCACCAGATCTTGCTAAGAGGGAGTCTGCACTAACATCATATCCCATATTACCTACCAACTGACTGATCTCATTCGCCATCAGTTCTTGTCTACCAGACCTTTGTGTCAGAGATCTACCAGTATTGAGTGCATTACTGAAAAATGCAGTAACGTTTCCCATACCAAGTTTGTTTGCAAGAATCTTAAGTGTACCTTGACTCATAGATTCTCTTATAGCTTCCATTGCCTGTAGGTTTATATTATCTTCTTCCCAGTTTCTTGAGTTACCATCAATCATATTATTGGGCATTGGTAATTTTATACCAGCACCTAATTTTTTTCTGTATGGTGAGGATCTTTGAATACCATAAGCAGATCCCACGTTACCAGCTACCATTGCGGTAGCATATGGTGGTTGATATGAATAACATTGAATACTAAAGTGATCCTGTTGTAGAGACATATCCATAGGATACTTAACAGGTGTGGTAAACATAATATCATTGTCTGTATCATAATCATGTAAACCTCTAGTTACCAGACCAGTACCACCACCAGCCTCTTCTTTCACCAGTTGTTCAGTTCTATCGTATTGTTCTTGTAATCTATTAATTCTTATCCATAGAGATTTTTTATCTCTTCCGTTTGCTCCCGCTACTTCTGCTTTAAGTCTAGCAATCTGGTCTGGTATGCTGTTTGTATAGTTACCCTCATTTACTTGGGAGAAAGCTGGAACCTCTGTTCCAGTTGCTAAAGAATGTTGCCTTACAGATTCTTTTAGTTGATCATTTAAAGGTCCTGAATATCCTATGATTTGAGGAGGTGTTGAATCATCATATATTGGTGATATTCCATCTATTGTTGCGATATTTTTATAAGAACCTCTACCAACTTGCTGTGTGCCAGGCGCTGTAATAGGTCCTAACCACACTCCGTCTTTGTATATTGGTTTTGCATTAGGTAATACTGCACCAGTGTAATCTATAGGAAGAATCGTAACTTCACCATCTTTAATGAAAGTTTTATAGGATGTATCTCTACCATCAACTTGCTGCCTGATCACAGGAGTATCTATTTCGTACCCATATACGTCTGGATCATTTATAAATGCTTCGGTTTCGGCCATTACTTTCTGTGTTTATTCCAGTTAAATGCTCTGTGCTTTGGATATTTCATACCTCTCTTATCTATAAACTGTTCTGTTGGTAGTTTAGAGATCTCTCCCCAATCTTCCTCTCTAGGAACTTTTTGTAAGTTTCCTATACCAGAATACAGATATTTGTGTATGGTATTTTTAGGCACGGATGCTCCGCCACCGCTATTTAGTAAGCTCACCGCAACAGAATCACGATAGCCTGGATTTACATAGTGTAGATTGCACCCAAGAAACCCATCTCGATAGAAAGTAAGTGCAACTGCTAGGGGTTGAGTATCCCAAAACTCATACCTTTCTGGGAAAGATGGACTATATGAGAAGAAAAATAGATCCCCAACAGTTATACCACCAGTATCTTGTGCGCTAACATCTATATTCTGCACTTCTGATAGGGCATTGGATAGGGCATTAATATACCATGCACCACTTCTATTCCTATTACTTGCTTGTGTTTTAATATCTTCTGCGATCATGAGATATACCTAAATCGTCTTCGGTCATGATCTTAAATTCATATTTTCTATCAGCACAGTATTGTTCTGCTGCCTTCCATTTTGCTTCATTTACAACCCATGTTTGAACTGAGTGTGCCCATGCCTTAGTTCTTCTCTTTGGATTCTTTGGAGGAGCCTTACATTGTTTCTTGGGTTTCACTTCTATCACAACAGATCTCTTCTTTCCATTTGAGTCAGTGTATTTGATGAAGAAGTCAGGAAAGTATCTGTGCATCTTTCTATCTAAGGGATTCTTGTATGGTATCCAGAACTCCTCTGATTGCCATTGACTTATATTCTCTGTCAGATCACAATATTCCATGAATTTTCTCTCCCAAAGAGAGCGATAAATGATCTGAGTGGGATCACCTTTATACTTTTTAGTATGCTTTGGTTTAAATTTTCCCTTATAAGCCATATACATAGTATGTAAGTCATAACTATATTTAGATGGCTGAGGAACGAAATCAAAAAAATCACTTTCAAAAGATAACCCCTTTTGGTGCTGATATAACGCCTGGAAATATAAAATCCAGAGGTAATGTTGGTATAAATTTCCTAGAGGATTTTCAGACATCGTTGGGAGCTCCTGCTTTATCAACGTTCTATAAAGTCACTATGGATCTTGGGCCTGGTATATCAAATGTTGTATCAGGAACAGTAGGAGGTAGAGATGAAGCGAGTTTAGAAGACTACTTAGCATCGTGTGGAGTTTTAGATAATCACAATGGTATTCATAGGTTTGAATTACTGGCAAATGAAGCAGTATTGCCAGGATCTACCATGTCTGTTGTTACTGAAACTGGAAGTAGACAAGGTATAACAGAAAAGTTTGCATCACAGAGAGCATATAATGATATTGCTATCAGTTACTACATACCAGCAGATTATTCATCCTTGAGACTATTCCAAGAGTGGATAAACTTTATAAATCCATTATATTTTTCTGCTGGAGATGGAGAAGAAGCACCAGCAGTAAGAGGAGCTCCTGGCGGATATCCTGATGCTGTAGATAAATATGGTTTCCATAGATTCAGATATCCAAATGAATATAAGAAAACCATGTCGATAACTAAGTTTGAGAGAAATGTTGGATCTTCAACTTCTCAACTTACAGGTAATATGTTTGCACCTGATGCCCTAAGTTATAAATTTATAAACATCTTTCCAACTGCAATACAAGATGTAGCATTGACATATCAAAATTCAACAGTTCTACAGATAACAGTTGAGTTTGCCTACGATAGATACGTTATGATATCCAACTACACCAAGTCTGGATATGAACTAACTACACTACCAACTACTTCGGGACAGAATAAGATTCTGAATAAGATGGATAAAGAAGTTACTGAAGGCAACAGTGGACAAACAGAAGTTAAAGGTAACTTTGATGCCTTACAAAATCTATCAAATACAGCTTAAAAAAGTCCTCTAAATAATAAAGAATAATTACATATTATGCCTTTACCTAAAATTACGACTTCTGAGTATGAATTGGTATTACCTTCAAACGGAAAGACTGTAAAGTATAGACCGTTCTTGGTAAAAGAAGAAAAGATACTGATACTTGCATTAGAAGGACAAAATCAGAAAGAGATCACAAATGCTGTAAAACAAGTAATCAAAGAATGTGTTTTGACAAAGGGAATCAAAATTGATACTCTCCCTGCCTTTGACATTGAATATTTGTTTTTAAATATCCGTGGTAAATCTGTTGGTGAATCAATAGATCTTTTAATTACATGTGGTGATGATGGAAAAACTGAGGTTGGAGTTAATGTTCCAATCAATGATATTAAAGTGATAACAGCAGAGGATCATACAACAGATATTGAATTGGCAGATGGATATACTGTCAAGATGAAGTATCCTTCTCTTAGTCAGTTTATTGACACTAACTTTTTAGATAACCAAGATACAGTTGATCAATCATTTAGTATTATAGGATCTTGCATTGATATGGTATATAATGAAGAGGAGATGTTCTCAGCTTCTGAGTGTACTAAGAAAGAACTTAAAGAATGGGTCGAGTCATTAACATCAGCACAGTTTGCAAAGATTGAAAAATTCTTCCAAACTATGCCTAAATTACAACATACATTAGAAGTAGTTAATCCAAACACCAAGAAAAAGAACACTGTTATACTGGAGGGACTGGCCGATTTTTTCGCCTAGGTATGTCTCACATAAATCTTGAGACATACTTCCGAATCAATTTCGCACTCATGCAGTTTCACAAATACTCTTTAACAGAGATAGAGAACATGCCGCCTTGGGAACGAGATATCTACGTTGGATTGCTTAAATTACATATTGAAGAAGAAAACCTAAAAGCAAAAGCAAGGGAAGCATCAAGAAGAAATGGCTAAACTATCAGGACTATTAAAAGGTGCTCGACGCTTTGGTAGAAAAACTGCCAAGGCTGGTAAGATATTTGGTAAAAGTAGAGTCGGTAGAGCTCTAAAAGGTGTAGCACAGGGTCCTCAAAGTAAAAAGAGTTTAAGTAAAGTAAGGAGTCAGATGCCTTTAGCATCTGTTCCACAGATGTTGCAGCCACCAGAACAACCAGCCATGGGTGGTAGTGTTCTTACTCGTCTTCCAAAACTAATAGACAGTAAGATTCAACAAGCGATTCCTAGAATAAAACAGGCAGTACAACCAGAACAACAATTTAATCCACAAGGGTTCTTAAGTTCAATATTCTCAGGAGGATTAAATTCATTAAACCAATTCTCAAGTAGTCTAGGTGGATTAAGATCGTCTCTACAAAAAACAATCGACTTCCTATCTGAAGCAAAGGGAATAGTTGTTGATCTTATCGAGAAGATGGCGAAGGCCAAAGGAACTAAACCTAAAGGTGGTTTCTTTAAAGGTCTTATAACAAACATTGCCAAGATAGGTTTGATGGCAATGACCTTGAAAGCTGCACCAATGGCACTTGCTGCCGCTGCTCCGATGATAGGTAAAGTTGCATTGGGTGGTGCTCTTATTGGTGGTGCTGGATTCCTTGCTAAAAAGATATTTGGTAAAAAGAAAGATAGTAAAGTAAGAGCTAAAGATGAGATAGATGGTAAGAGATTCAATAAACTTGTGGAGGACATGGCTTCTACACTAAGAATATTGGAGATGAAGAGTAGAAAGAAACAAGATGATAAGGAAGAGGATAAGAAAGATGATACCAAGACAGAAGATAACGCAGGCGATGTAGATGGTGTAGAACAAGTAGATGAACCACCAAAGGTAGAGGATGAATCAGGTGGAGAGACAGAACAGAAGAGCGAAGTTAAACCACAAGAAACTGTTACTGGATCACCTAATGCTACGTTGAAGACTGATGCAGATGGTACAATGACTATCACTCCAACATCAGGTGGTGAAGAGACAAAAGAAGAGTCTACAGTAGAACCAGTAAAGGAAGAGGAGAAACCTCAAGGTTTTATGAGAGGAATAACTGGTGCTTTAGACTTCGCTACAGGAAACATGTTTGATCTTGATAAGCGTGGAACTGCAATGGATGGTCTCAAAAACATGATCAAGGGTGATAAAGGTGAAGAGGGAAAAAGAGGAGAACAAGGTGGATCTAATGTAACTCAGAATGTTGGAAAAACATTCAAGTTTGATGCTAGTGCATTTAGGAAGAGTCTTGAAGATCCCGCTGGAAACATTGTCATCAATGCAACAGAATCATCAAGTGGTGGTTTAAAAGGAGAAGAGGATAGTGAAGTGTCAGGTGGTGAGGGTGGTACATCAGAGGTGTCAGCTGCCGAAACTCCAGACACTAGTACGATTGAAGGTGATACATCAAATTCAGATGCTATGTCAGAGATCGCTACTGACATATCTCAACCAGCAACAGGTGTTGTGGATGAAGGTGGTTCTGGTGGACAGGTTACTACAATGCCTATGCCTACAGATTCTAAGCAGGGAAACAAACCTATGCAAAGAAATAAAACCAAGATGAATAATGAACTACCTATGATCCCTGCCATGAGACTAGATGATATACACATACAACATGCTAAAGCGGTATTTAATATAGTGGATGCAATGTAATGAATAAATCATCAATTTTAAAAGTAAAACAGAAAGCATCGAAAGCGGTAACTGGCGCAGAGACCGTAATCACTAGATTTGCTAGATTCATGGGAACAGAGTCTAAGGGTCTATCGGGTGGTCTTCCTAGCAAATCAACTATGAAGAAAGCGAGAAAGTTCGCAAACACATTTCATGGTGGTGGTAGTAAAAAGTTAGGAAAGATGTTGATTGGTAGTGCCATAATACTACCAATGGTTTTAGGAACTGCATTGAAAGCCAGATCTCAGAGTCCAACGGACATACTCAATACTCAGTATGGTGGCGATGTAGATAAAATGAAGGATGATTTAGGAGAAGAACAGAAGCAGTTGGATAAGAGTAAAAAGACGATGGACGATACTGTTGATGGAAAAGCAAAGGATATTGATAAGGATAAGGCAGATATAAGTACAAAGAAACCAGAACAAGCGCCAGAACAAACTCCAGAAGAACCTAAAGAAGAAGAAGGGGAGGATGAGGGAAAGACAAGACAAGAGATAAATGATGAGAAGTTTGTACAATTTGGTAAAGAGGGTGTTGATCTTGATGCCTTTCAAGAGATGACAGAGAAGTTTGCTTTCATTGTAAAGAGAGGTGGATTGTTTAGTAACGAACCAGGCATAGGTGAGAAAATCGTGAACTTCCTAAAGGATACTGGTGAGAAAGTTGTTAATTTTGTGAAAGATACTGCTGAGTTTATAAACAACTCTCAAGTAGTAAATTCCATAAGAAATTTTGTTGGAGCTGAAAAAGGTGATGGATACCTTGGACCTAAATGGTTAGGTATTAAGAATCCTTTTGCCAATAAGACTGAAGAGGAAGTCCAAGAGGAAGTAAAGGGAGAGGTATTGCAAGAAGATGGAAGCACGTTACGAGAGGTTATACTCACATCAGCGAAACCACTTCAAACTATGGCTGGAGAGTCTGTGGGTACTGCAAGTTATACTCTTCCAGAAGAAGTTGCTAAAGATGAATCATTCATGTCTGGTGTAGGCGACCTTGCTGAGAAGTTAAATGTTCCTACAGAAGATCTACTTGCAGTTATGGATTTTGAAACTGGAGGAACATTTGATCCAGCACAAACAAATATGGCAGGGTCGGGTGCTGTTGGTTTGATACAATTCATGCCTTCTACTGCTGAGGGATTGGGAACCAGTACAGAGGAGTTAGCTGCAATGACCAGAACAGAACAGTTAGAATATGTTGAAAAGTTTTTAGAAGAGAACTATACTGGTCGTATGGACGGTAAAGAGGGGGATGTTTCTGATTTGTATATGAGTGTATTATTCCCTGCTGCAGTTGGTAAACCAGATGACTTTGTTTTGTTTGGTGAAGGTGCAATGAATGATAAGTTTGTGGAAAGATATGAAGCGAATAAGGGTCTAGATTTGAATAAAGATGGTAGTATAACTAAAGGTGAGGCTGCATCCAAAGTTGTTGACAAATTGAATAAGAACACAACCAGTGAGGTTTCAGCATCTTCAGTTGAAACATCTGGAGAAATGATACAGGCAATGACTCTTCCAAACAAATCCATGCCTTATGACCAACCAGGCGGCGGAGGAGGAACAAACATTATTGCGGTGCCACCAGTAAACAATAAAGGTGATGCTAGTATAGCTTCAGCTTCAATGGGTGGTGAAATGCAAACAGGCACAGTTCTTATGCCTGCGGATGAAGGTGCAATCATTGCTACTTTAACACTCAATAGTTTAGGTGCTAGTTAATGTCATCACTCTTAAAAACTCACTTCAAAAGAATAATAATAACCCCAGAAAATAAGATTATTTTCAAGAAGGGTGGGTCAAAAGATGAAGAAAAGAGAGAGGTAGATAATCTTGATATTACTGCCTCTGTGGTGTCATTCGATTATTATGAGGATATACTATCACCCTCTATTACAGTAGACTTAAAAATATCTACTACTCAAGCATTGTATAGTTTAGTTCCTATCAGAGGATATGAGAGAATAGATATAGTTATTGGAACTGATTACGGTGATATAACATTTGGTGATTCAAATGAAAATCCACTGTATGTTGTTGCCATTGAAAGATTAACACAGACGGAAGGACAGGAGATATTCACACTTAAGTGTTGTACACTAGAAAACTTGAAGAATGAAACTGTCAGATGTAGAAATAGATTCCCCAGAGCACAAATCAGTTCTCATGTAGAGACAATATTAAAGGATATACTTGAGGTTGATGAAGCAAGAATAAAGAAGATAGAACCATCTGCCACTGAATATGGATTCATAGGAAACAATAAAAAGGCATTTTATACTTGTACATGGTTATGCCCAAAGGCGGTGCCTGTGACAGGTAATGCTACAGGTGAGGCTGGTAGTCAGGCAAAAGGAACTGCTGGATTCTTTTTCTACGAAGACTATGATGGATTTAATTTTAGATCCGTGGATAAAATGATAGATGCCACACAAGTAGAATACCCAGAAGATATAACTTCTCAGGATCTATCAAAAGAGTATGGCGTAGAAACATACACATATTCTGGTATGATAAGCAGAGATGGTAGTGAGAATGAAAAACAGATTATCAATCATTATACTGACAAGACTACTAATCTACAGAAAAATTTAAGAGTTGGTCTTTACAGTAACTTGACATATTTCTATGATCCGTTAAACTGGAAAGCAGATGCAATACAATTTAACTTAGCAAAGGAAATTGAGGAAGCCAACATAAAGACTGCTGGCGACTCTGTTCCTATACCCCAAGGTGATATAACAAAATTCGCCTCAAGAGTATTAGTAAGGTTGGGTGATTCGGGAATGTGGGATCACGAATTGAACGAAAAAGGTTCTGGTAGAACCATTTCTGACATGGCAAAGTCGTTCTCTAGATACACATTGCTGTTCCAACAGTCCCTAAATATAACTATACCATGTAATATTAACTTGAGAGTTGGTACACCGATTAGACTAATTTTCCCTAAAGTTGGACCTGAGGAATCAGGTGGAACTGGAACAAAAGAATCTGATCAGGAACTAAGCGGAATCTACTTAATTCGTAGTTTGAGACATCATTTTGAAATTACTGAAGGGCGGAACGTATCTGCTCTAAATCTCGTAAGAGATTCTTATGGAATACAATAAGGAGAAACCTATGGAAAGTATAGAAAAACACATCGAAAAAGATAGGAAAATTGCAGAAGATCCTTTAGCAAACCCTGCTGCTCGCAGACATGCGAAAGTAGAATTAGAGGAACTAGAAATCTATGCAGAACATCACAAAGAAGAGATTGCCGCTGGCGATCACCATGATCCTAATGCACTAGAACTATTCTGCGATATGCACCCAGACGAACCAGAATGTTTGGTGTATGACGACTAATGTTAGACAGTGCTCTTTTACAGACCAACTTTGTTGGACGAGATGGATTCGTATGGTGGATTGGACAAGTTGCTCCTCCTGATGTTTGGAGAGACAAGTCTACTGATCTAGAAGAGGGCTGGGCATTTAGATGTAAAGTTAGAATAATAGGATTTCATTCATTTTCCAAGAACATTTTACCTGATGAGGATCTGCCTTGGGCTCATGTTTTGGTGGATGCCTCTAAAGGTGCTGGACAAGGAATGTTGGGTGAGAGTTCTAGCATGGTTGGTGGAGAAACTGTCTTTGGTTTCTTTTTGGATGGAGAGGAAGCACAACAACCAGTAATTTTTGGTGCTTTAGCAAGAAACGTAAACAAAGATTTTGGTCCTGCAAACTTTGAGAAACCACCAGAAAGTTATGGAAATTATCAAGGCAGTACCATACAAGAGGGAGAGAGTATAGCAACGTCAGAGGAAAATGCCTTTGGTGTTGTAACTGGTAAAATATTTGATTATCAACCTACCACTGAATTTATAGCAGAAGAGAAACCAGTAGCGACACCAGAGGAAAACGCTGAGAACAAAGCTGGTGAAATAGAGGAAGAAAAACAACAGGAAGAAGATGGAAGTGGAGAAACAGAAGGTGGATTTAAGGAAGATGCTGCAACTAATAACTTTAATAACACACAATTAGGACCTCATACTAGAGACGATGGTTGTGGTAAAGATCCCATAGCAGACATAGCAACAAAGTTAGGTAGTTTCCTAACCACAGTAAACTCATTGACGGAGTTTGCTGGGGTGTATATTGATGCTGCCAATAATCTTATCGGAGACATAAAGAGAATAGTCAACAAGTTTACTAGGTTGATTAGTGCTGCGATAAAGAAGATAATGAATAAGATTAGAGATAAGATAACAAAACTTCTATCGGGTATATTCAGAAAATTACAGGCACTCATAGTTCCAGAACCACAAAAACCTATGGTGTCTAAGGCTCTACAAAAAATTATAGACATCATATTCTGTTTGTTTGACACCAGTTTTGAGGACTTGTTCGACATGTTGAAAGATATGTTGTTGAACATGGTAGGTAAAGCAATTAACCCTACAGTTTGTGCCATCGAACAGGCCATAGCCAACCTTTTGGGAGGCATATATGATAGTTTGACTAGATTATTAGGACCAATACTAGACGGATTAGATTGGTTGATGGGTGCTCTAGGTAGTATCGGTGGTCTGTTAGGTAAGATCAGTAGTTATATTAATATGATACTATCATTCTTAAATTGTACTGGTTTAGCATGTAAAGAATATGAAGATTGGACACAGGGTATGGGTCTAAACACAAAACCAGCTACTAAGATGAGTAGTGTTTTAGATAATATGGAAGTGTTGAAGGGACTAGAACAATTTGCTGATAGTGCTAGTTTCTCAGGAGATAATGAAGACGGAACAGGAGTATATGATGCGAGAGCAAGATTCTCTATCCTCAGTATGATGGGTGGTGGAATACCTGAGTTCTTCGATTGCAATAATAAAACTCAAAGTCCAAAGACTCAAGATGATCTTGGTCATGGTATCCCGCCTGGATTCTTTTGGTCAGAGTGTATTCCTCCAAAAGTAGAAGTTCATGGTGACGGAACTAAAACTGCTGCATTAGTTCCAATCGTATCATCTGAGGATGGAAGCATACTAACACTGGAGATTACAGAGCCAGGCAGAAACTACACAGAACCACCAACAATTACCATTGTAGATAAAACTCGAAAGGGTGGTGGTGCTAAGGCCGAGGCAATTATAGATGATGAAGGAAAAGTTGTTGATGTTTACATGCTCTCTGCTGGGTCTGGATACTGTATAGCAACTAATGTCATTCCTCCAAAGTATCCTGTAACAGAAGGTCCTACTCCAATAGAGGGATCAGAGGATGTTCCTCCATACATTACATTTACAACTCCAGCTGATGATGCTGTTGGTGTTCAGACATCTGCATCTCTTTCAATAACTTTTAACGAACCTATTGTAAAAGGTGTAGGAGAAGTAGTCATTACAGAATCCGTGAGCAATGTTGTACATGAAAGAATCAATATAAAAAACAACAGGATATCATTCTTATCCGACAGAATCATCAAAGTTGATCCAAAGAATGATCTTAAATTCAATACTGAATACTATATTTCAATGTCTGAGGGTTCATTCAAAGACCTTGCAGATAACTCTTTCGCTGGTTTGGCGAGAACTGATACTTATAACTTTACGACTAGAGGAATTTCTGGAATAGGTAGTGAGGCAGTAGGTATTGTTACAAGTCTCATACCATACAGACCTGGCATTGGATATACGTCAGGAGACTCTGGACAAGTTGGTGCTTGTACATTTGATTTAGTCGTAACTCCAGCTGGATCTATAGTCGGAATTAACAATATAAACTGTCAAGATAAACATAAGTCAATCCCAGAAGTCACACTAAATACAAGGACAGGAAGAGGTGCTCAACTAATACCGATAATCTCCTACAGTCCTAATTTTGTTGCAGATAGTGGAGCTAGACCTTCCATTGACGGTGGATTTGGTGGTGGAGGAATACCAATTCCTGATGGTGCGAAAGCTGGTGGAAATCTATTTGTTAAGGTGGTTGATTGTGTTTACAGTTTACCTAAGAAACAAATTGGTTGGGTCAACGGAAACCCATACTTTGGACCTTTCCACTTCCATCCAGCAACAGGACGTAAGATGGTCGGTGCTTTCCATGTGAACACCCCACATGATACAATATACAATACTAAAGAGGAAAGTCTTGGTCAACCAGTGAGATCAAACTATGTTCCTCCAAGTGAACCAGCAAACAATCAATCTCCTCAGACCACTGAAACTACTAATGTTCCCGACACCACTACAACGAGTCAGCCTGACACAAGTGTTGCTGATACAACTCCAACAATCAATAACACACCTCAGCAAACAACTCAACCAACAACTCCTCAACAACCAACTCCGCCACCAACTCCACCAAGCACTCCTCCTCCTAGTCCTCCTCCTGCTGGTGGTGGCGGGTCTGGCGGATCGGGTGGCGGAGGCTACGGAGGCGGATACTAATGTCAGATAACACTCAAAAGAAAAATACCAAACAGTATTATAAAAACGTGCCTGGATTTAGGGTAGCGTCTGGATTCCCTATAACCAAAGGTGATTTAAAAGGTAAAACCATCGACTACTCAATGGTCACAGATGAAGGGCAGGGAATTGCATTTTATAAAGATGGCACACAAAAATTAGTTGTCAATGATTGTTCATATGAAACTGTAGGATTAAGAACAAAGAAAGGTTCTTTGGCGAAGAACATCGCTTGTAAGTATGGAGATATGTTGATTGATGTTCAAGACGGAGACTTGACTATAAAGGCGAGAAATGTTAGATTTGAAGTTGATAATGAGATGACCGTTGATGTTACTGGACAACTTTATGTGAGAACTCCAATAACTAACTTAGAAGGAAACACTGCGAATATATTATGTGTGGGTAAATTAAGTATGGGTGGAAACTTTGTTGATGTTAGTGCTGGTGTTGAGATCAGTTTGGGAACTCAGACGGACAAGAAACAAGGAGGTTTCTTGGGAATGATACTAGCATTTGCAGACAGATTTAAGGATTTCTTATAGATGGCAGTAACAAGTTCGATACAAATGATCGGTGACAAGTGTGTTGTCGGTGCTTTAGATCTATCATTTTTGCCAGGCGTACCAAAGGTCTTTCCAGGCACACTGGTTGCTAATGGTCCTGTTTACTTTGGATTAGTTCCAAACCCAGGCGTACCTTTGGCAACTGTCATGATAGGACCTCCCATAGGTTTACCTACACCACTATCTCTACAGGTTCATGGTATATCTAATTACTTCGGTATATTAAACGTAATTGCAGTTAGTAATTTTACAGGATTGTGTACGAAGTTTGGTATCACAATTAGAAACTCAGCAAGTATAACTAACGGTGTCAACACTAAGAATGCTTTAAACTTAGGAAATGCACCATCTGTTTTCAATGGTAGTACAACTACAATGGGGAAAGCTCAGGTTAATGGTGTAATTAATTGCTTGGGAGTCATAACATGTCAGACTATAACTGCTAAACTAGGTGTATTTTCCTCTGTAGCAGCACCATTTAAGTTTTTTGATATACCACACCCCAGTAAAGAGTTCCCACATAGATTGAGGTATTCTTGTTTAGAAGGACCAGAGATAGGTGTATATGTAAGAGGAGTATTGAAAGCTACAAACGAGATAGAATTGCCATACTATTGGACTGATCTTGTAGATGATGAGACCATAACAGTTCAACTAACGCCTATTGGAAAACATCAAAACTTATGTTATAATATTGCCAGAATGAAAGATAAAACAGTTATAATAGTGAATCCTCACGACTTTTATCCACATACAATTCATTGTAGTTACACAGTATATGCTGAACGTAAAGACGTTAAAAAACTTGTGACAGAATATGAGGGAGCAGTAGAATGACAGTAGACCCACAAGAAATAGGTAAGAGACTCAGAGAGCAAAGAGAAACTACAAAAAATGAAACCAGTTCTCTTGCAGAACAGTTGGCACTAACTGACGTAAAGATTGATGAATATGATGAATTAATTAATAAAATCGACCAAAAAATACCACCATTGGTTGACCCTATCAATCAAAAGATTAGAGTTGTTCAACAGGCATATCTTGATAGAATATCTCATGGGTGTAGAAGTGATTTAATTTGGACACAGGTAGCAACTAATGATTATCACTATTACAATGATGATGATGGACCAACTGTAACTTATGAAGTTACGAAAGATCCCAACACATTTAGATTTTTGGGATTCTATGGACCTAAGTTCTACAAGTATCCTAAAAACATGGACTACTCAGCGAATGTTGTAGAAACTATTGACAAGGCTGACGCTAATGTTGGTAGTAATGCTTTGATACTACTTGACGATGATGCAGAAACGTTAGCTGGATTTACCACAGGTATATTATCTGGTATTAAGACAGGAGACTTCATAACAGATAGTCTTGACGAACCGAGAATATATTTAGCAGGAGCTGGAACATCTGTTACTGGTTTCGGATTGACTGACTACGCTGCATACAATTATCGTGTGACTGGATTCTGCACAACAGGAGACAACAAACTTTACGGTGATCAGAAAATAGGAGTCATCACCTCATTTAGTGTAGGCGACGAAGTTTATGCCTCTCCATTGAAAGCTGGTCTAGGTATAGTTGCAGCTGGAACTACAATCACAGGATTTGGAACTGCTGTTGGTATTACAAGTGTATATGACAGTGTGACAGGAGTAACCACAGCAGTGGAAGTAGTATATGATTTTGCCACTCTAAGTAACGTAGTTACCAATTCTATTGACCCACAGATAGGCACTTCATTCTATGTTGGTGTAGTATCATCATATTACTTTGCAGAACTCAGTGCCCAACCATCTGCCCCAGGCATCCAAAGTTCATTTATAGTTGTAAGGCCTGGAGATTTGGAAGACATAGAATTTGAGTCTAGTAAAAATCCGATAGACCCAGTAGAGATAGGTATAGCAAGAGGTGCTAACATAGGTAAAGGACATAGGTTAGAACTTACAAACAACGGAGATCCAGATATAATTGCTAAGTGGAGAGAAGTATTACAGAGACCAGAGCCTGCTGTAGGTGCTGGTAGAGTAGAATATTATGAGGGTACATTTAATTGGCCTACTGTATCAATATTTGATGAGGACGGAGATGCTACTACTACACACGCATCTTTAGGACAGAGACTTGTAATAAGTGGTATTGGATCTCTAACTGCTGCAATAGGATACACAGGAAACCCTCCAGGCGGAAATATCCCAGGCGATTGTGGTGCATACGACACTGCGATTGTAGATGCAGAGAACGAAATGAATAATATTATTCAAGAAAATGTACCTAGAATCAACCACTATATAAATGGAGCAGACGCATTGCGTAGTCTAAGAAATGATGATGAAACTATTGCATGGGGATTCTTGCAAGCAGTAGGATTTAATAATGCTAAAGCAAGTAAACAATTAAAACAAGCAGAAGCAGTAGAGGACTTTGATTGGGACGACATTCTAAACTCAAATTAACATGCCTTTTTATCCATACTGGTCAGTATATGACGGACTAGGACAAAAATATTGTGATTGTAGTCACGAAAAATATGCCATCACCACTCTACAATTACATGAGGGTGAGGGATTTACTTACAGAAGAGTAGATGCACCTAAACCATTGCCACCTGAGATCATTGATGTAGATGCACAGACAGATAAAGAATTGCCTGGGCAACGAGGATTATCTTCCGCAACAGAAAGATTACACGATGATATGAGAAAGGCAATCATAGATGCCGCCGTAAACGGTTATGACAAAGTATTAGAACAAAGTGAGTTAAAGAAATTAGATGATTTACATTGATGGAAATAGAGAGTTTCTAGATTGGTCAAAGTATGATCTATCTAAAGATGAAATCTATGTTATAGACAACTTATTCCCAGGCTGGTTCATTCATCATGTACATGATATGGTGATGACTGGATATAATTGGTTCTGGGGTCATACCAGTGGGTATGCTGAAGATGGTAGAGATGTAGGTGCAGACCCTACATGGGATGAAGCACCAGCTTTAAAACAACAGATATTCCCGCCAGAAAGAAGTGACATTGCACAGGACAGTGCTTTTAGAATGATCTACAGTGCAGTTATGCACACTCTCCCATTCAAGGTAGAACTTGGAGAGATAATGATAAATGGACAACAGTGGATACATAATACAACGCCTCATCAAGATTGTACATGTGACAACGGACTCAGTTTCTGTTACTATGTCAATAAACATTGGGCACCAGAGTGGGGAGGACAAATAAAGTATAAATTAAATGATGAGTGGCAAGGTGTAGACCCTGCCCCAGGCAGAATTGTATTCTTTAAGGGAAACATTTGGCATCATGGTATGCCACCAAATGAAGTATATCGTGGACTCAGAGCGAGTCTGGTATATAAAACAATGAGAACTGATCCTCTACCTTCAAAATGAAAAAAGAAATCTTTAGTATCCCTATCTTTGAAGATACGGTTGAACTTAGTAAATTTGAAGATATCCCCTTTGCTCCACTAGAACCAACGTGGGATTCGGGAGTTCCTTCTAGTTTTGGAACTCAAAAACCAGAGGAGGTTCCAACAACGGTGTGGCAATATTTGTCAGAGGTTGTTGAGAGAAACCTATACCCAGCTCAATTGATGGGGAAGGACGCTAGGTTTGGACATATATGGAAGAATGTTTATCAAAAACATGACTATCAAGATGCTCACATACACCCTCATAGTCAGTGGAGTTTTGTGATCTATGTTGATGTGACATCAAGAACATCTTTCTTTAATCCTTCAATCCATAACATTCAGAATCACTTTGGTTGCACTTTACCTCAGTTTGCGTTAGACTATAAGCCGCAGTTAGGACCTGGAAGTATGATTATATTTCCATCATTCTTAATGCACATGGTAAACTCAGGCAATGAGGGAACTACAATATCTGGAAACATTTACATGGACTACTCATGACTGAAAACAATCGAATGACAAGAGAAGAATATCTCAAGAGATGTGAGGAAGTAGAAGATACTGCCTACGCAGAACAGGGACACCCTCAGTCATTTGGAAATAACTTACTTCTCCAAAACATTGATGCCTTTGGAAAAGAGATTGCAAAAATATCTCATTCAGTAAGGGCACTGGAGAGATCGGCTAATGATGCAGAACTCAGGATTATTGGCCTTGAAAAAGAAATTGAATTACTAACTAGGGAGGTTGAAATTGGTAAAACGCACACTCACGATTCAAAAGAAGAACCCACAACATAATCAAATCTGGGAATGGGAAGAAACTCCAGAGTTAGCGGCATATATTGCCAAACAAACTGGTAGTAAGGTGCTAAAAGATGGTCCTAAAGTACCCGAATCTTAAAGATCATATATTTGAATATGATTTGCTATCTCATCAGGAATGTGATGAGATAGTTTCTCATTTGGATTCTCGCCAGTGGGGAGATTTCATGTGGTATCAAGATCATGAACAGGTTGATCTTGACAAAGATTCAAAGATGCAATCAACTGTAGATTGCCCAGAGGCTACATCTATAATACAACCACATGTAAATGAGGAGTTGCATTATGCCTTCCATGAAAAATATAATTATTATAGTGTTGGGTCTGGTGGAGGTGGTTCATTTTGGGAAGCCAGTTCGGGTATAAAATTCAACAAGTATAATGTTGGCGATTATCTTAGTCCTCACTACGATCATATTCGTGACTTCTTTCAAGGACAGTTCAGAGGCATACCTGTCACAAGTGTAGTAGGTGTGTTGAATGATGACTTTGAAGGTGGTGATTTTGTATTTTGGGAAGAACATACTGTCACCATAAAGAAGGGAGGTGTGTTAGTATTCCCAGCACTGTATTTGTTTCCACATGAAGTAACTCCAGTTACAAAAGGATCTAGATATTCTTGGATACAATGGATTGTATAGTCCTGATGTATGACTTAAAAAGACATGTAGGTGGTGCCACCGATATTTTGGACAGGGGTTCGACTCCCCTCACCTCCATAAGCTAGGGGGTGCAATGGTTTCGACAGGGTATAAGGAGCATGACTGAAAACCTGCTCGGAGAGCAAACACAGATGCTAAAGACATCGACACCGCTGCGAACAACATCGTAGCATTCTCTCGTGTTCTCACAAGAGAATTTGCCCGCACTAGCGAACTCGCTACTGCCTAAGGGGCAATCGGGGATCGGTCACTCCTTGTTAACCAAGTGACCATAGGGGGCTCTGCCCCCTTTCATATATAAATTAAAACTTTATGCGTTTACAATTCTGGTATTCTAAGGGTGTAAAGCAGTGGCATTGGACACTCCACACCAGACACTATGCTCCGAAAGGACAAAACTACTACCATACCTCTGGATCAGGAACTGATGTAAGAGAGGTGATGGATAAAGTTGCTTCAGAAGTTGAACATTTAGTGGAAGAAAGGAACAAAGATGTTTGAATTAAGTGATGAGTTAGAAGTTATTGCTATAACTGACATAGGACCTGAAAAAAGGAACGCTATGTTGATAGATAACTTTTACAAAAATCCAGATAAGGTTAGAGAGTTAGCATTTAAGTTACCAAAGAGAGAAGATATAAATCTTATAAATCATCACTCAGGAACAAGATCGGTATATGAAACAGAAGAGTTAAGGAAAAATACTGAGAGATTATTCAAAGAACTATGTTATGATGAGCAGTTTTGGGGTAGACCAACGGATCAGGAATATATTGAAAAGAATATGGCAGTCATGCCTTTCTTGGTAGATTGGATGAATCAGGACACAGTTGCTAAACAACCATTGCAACTTTTACCATTTCAGGCTTACTATCCCGAAAACCCAAGTCCGTTTCAATTTACCGTAGAAATTTTTCTCAACAAAAATATGCCCTCAATGGGTGGCACTGACATTTGGGCATTTGCTGGTAAGAATACTATTCATGAGGACATGAAGAACATGTACGCAGATGCTGATGCCTTCTCACTCAGGAAAGATGTTTATGAATCAGTTCTTGCATGGAAACAGTCTATGATGTTTGGATTGGAATATAACAGAGCAATCATTATACCAGCAGATGTATTACAAGCACCATTCATTACGGCAGGGATGTATGAGGAGGAAGATCGACTCTCTCAGAAGATATTCTTGTAGATGTCTAAATAGGTTAGAAGAAATTTTATAGGTTGAAGGTAAAATGCCTCTATCAAGATTAGAAAACTTTCTAAAGAACGCTGAGGGTAATATACTCTATGTAAACCCAAGTGACTTTGATGCAACAGATAGTATAGAAAATAGAGGTAACTCTCAAACAAGACCCTTCAAGACAATTCAGAGGGCATTGATTGAGGCTGCGAGATTTTCATATCAGCCTGGGCAGAATAACGATAAGATTGACAGAACTACTATTCTAGCATATCCTGGCACACACTACATTGACAACAGGCCTGGATTTACTGTTACAAACAATGGTGGTAACGCAGAATTTAAACAAAGAAAGAACGCTGGATATGAAGTAACAACTCTCACACAGTTTACAACAGAGAGTAATTTTGATGTATTAGACCCTAATAACGAACTATACAAGTATAATAGTACCGAAGGTGGTGCTATCATGCCTCGTGGTACATCTATTATTGGTTTAGATCTTCGTAAAACTAAACTAAGACCACTTTATGTTCCCGACCCAGCGAACGATGCCATGGAATATGGTGGTGTTCTTAGGGTTACAGGTACTTGTTACTTCACTGCTTTCACCATATTTGATGCAGACATCACCAAAACTGCATACTATGACTACGATAGTAATACAAAAACTCCTTCATACTCTCACCATAAGTTAGCAACATTCACCTATGCTGATGGTATCAACAATGTCTTGATTGATGGCGTTGATAGTGGATTGACAGACCTTGATATGTTCTACTTCAAGGTTGCAAAAGCATACGGAGACTCATCTGGTAGACCAGTTGGTGACTACCCAACATTTGATGACTTTGAACCCAACGTAGATGAATTTAGAATCGTTGGAGACTTACAATCAGACCCAGTTGGTGTTACATCTATCAAGGCTGGTGACGGTAACACTCCGACTGCAACTATTACAGTCAATACAAACAAGGCACATGGACTATTCAAAGATACTCCTGTCTTAATTGCTGGTATTACAACCGCAATCAATTCTTACAATGGTTCATTCCTTGTAGATGAGATATTGAGTCCTACTCAGTTCACATTCCAGACTTCAAACATTCCTCCTAATGCTCTACCTACAGCACAGGAAATACAGAACTCTAGTGTTGTTGTAGAATCAGACACAGTTGGATCTGCTTCTCCATATATCTTTAACGTATCACTCCGCTCAGT